TTAATAGATAGAAAGCTTCTTAATATGGACTGCAGTCTTAATAATAATATGTTACTAGAGAGAGCCCAAAGCCAAATGTAAGCGGCGATTCGTAAGGATCGATTCCATTTTGGCCTCCCGGCTCTCCGTTAAAAACGGAAAAATCGTGCCAGAATTTCATTCACAGATAGGACAAGATGCATTTGTCTACTGGGTTTTAAAATTTAAGAAGAACGGGTTTTTTGTTGATATAGGTGCTCATGATCCAATTTATATAAATAATACCTATCTTTTAGAAACAGGATTTAACTGGTCAGGGGTATTAATTGAGAAAGATCAGGAATGGGTAAATAAGTACGGCATAAGGAATTGTAATATTCTCTGTGCTGATGCCCGAAAAATAGATTACAGGGCGAAATTTAAGGAGTGGGGCTTCCCCAAAGATATAGATTATTTATCTTTGGATTTAGAACCCCCACTGGTTACGCTTGAGTGTTTAAAAAAGTTACCCCTGAACGAATACCGGTTTGCTGTTGTAACATACGAACATGATATTTATAGGTCTAAAGAGATATACAGGACAGAATCCAGAGAAATATTTAAATCCTACGGGTATGACTTGATTTGTCCTGACGTGACCTGGAATGCCCATATGAAGGATCCCTTTGAAGACTGGTATGTTCATCCGGATCTGGTTGATATGAAAAGATTAGATAAGATAAGAACGAATAAGAGCACTTTTTGGAAGGACATAGTATTATGCCAAAAGCAAGAAGAGGAGAAATCCTCTTAAAATCTCCGGAAAAACTACAGACGACAAATACGTTGTAAGAGGCGTATTTCCTCTCTTCTCCTCGCTTACCGGCCTACCTCTTCAAGATATTCTTGAAAAGCTGTATCAAAACAATATGGTTACGGATTGGATAGATTTCTATGAGCAATCCATTAAGGAAGGCTGGAAGTCTGATCGGGCTTTAATAAAGATACGAGACTCAGTCGGAGATGTGTTTGGATCTGAAACTGGGGAAGAAATTATAAAAAGATTAAATTTTTATTTAAAAAAGTCCCCTGTAAATGCGTATAATGTATATGGGAGGTAAAGTATATGCGGAAAGTGCAGGCGAGAGAAAATAAATTATAGTCCGCTGCATCGGGCGGCACACGTTGTACAAAATTGCTGTGCTTTATATGCACGGCTGGAGTTTATAATTCTATTCAAAACGCTTCTTTGGTGTTCAGTTAGTTCGTGGAAAGTACACAGTTCAATATGCTTATCGTAAATTTGGTATATACAACTCTTGTGCCTGTACGTGGTGGCCGTGCTAAATTATGGTATGCACAGCAACAACAAATGCTGCACCGATTGCAGGTGTGGCTTAAAATAAGGAGAGATTTATGTTAAGAGTGGCAATGGTTTGTTTACCGGCAATACAGGCGGGCATGGAGCGTAGAGCCGCACAGGGGAATATTGAAGTGCAGCACAGTTCGACTAAGAAGCCCGTTCAACACACAAAGGATAAAATTAAGCCGTGTTCTAATAAGGAGTGTAGTTATTATATTTATAGTGGTGATCTGGAGGGGTCTAATTGTCTGCGGTGGTGTTGGGTTGATTTGGAAGGCTGTTTAGATTATAGGGCTTAACTTCATCCTTTGCAGTCCGTTGTACAAAATTTAACCGCGTCTTGGATTTATAGCAGGGGCGCAAGGCAGAAAACTATGCAACGTTGTGATTCAATGGCTGCAATTTGTAAACCGGATTTATTATAATGAGTATACGCCTTTTATATGCTACTGACCTGCACGGTGATACCCAGAAGTATGAAGATGTATTGGAATTTGCCAAGGAACACGAAATAAAGCTCATTCATCTGGGAGCTGATATATTACCCAAAGGACCTGCTCTTCTTAAGATTCAAAAGAAATTTGTCAAAGGGTACCTGAAACATTTTTATGCACGATGCCAGTATGAGGGCATAAAAGTCCTGGCCTGTTTTGGGAACGATGATGTCTATACGAGAAAAAAATATTTCCGGGAATATGCGGACCTTCTGGATGAAGAACCTTATGAGAGAGACGGTTATGTATTCAAGGCATACCCATATGTGCTGGATTATCCTTTTGGTTTAAAGACAGCCTGTAAGTTGGATCATGCTCTATGGGAACGCCCCGGCTATATCGGGATTCCTTGCGACTACAGCGAATCTGATCAGTACTGCATAGAGGATATAGAAGATTATTTTTTTAAAAAAGGAACCATTGAAGAGGATCTAAAGAATATACATGCAGACAGGAAAACTATAATGGCTATTCACCAACCTCCGCAGGCTCTTGGCTTGGATATATGTATGGATGGAAAAAGAGTTGGCTCTAAGTCTGTGTATGACTGGGCCGAAAGAGAGCAACCTTTAATTTTATTGGCAGGGCATATACATGAGTCTTATTCAGTAACCGGTATCTGGAAATATCAGCTTGGAAAAACCCAAATTATACAACCCGGACAACATAACATGAAAACAACTTTAGTTGTTATAGAAGTAAATAAAGAAAGTGTAACTTCAAATTTAATATGTATATAGCTAATGGTAAAACTTATAAAGGTCTTCCGGTTTATATAGGAAGGAATTTAAATGATAGAAAAATACTGACAAAATGCACATATTGTAATAAGCCCATTTTGCAGTATTTATCTAATTTTTGTAAAAGGCAAAATATTTTCTGTGACCGAGATTGCCGTAATCAGCATAATTTAAAAACTAAGGATATTTTGAATTACCTTCTAGTGAAAAATAAAGATGAAAATTTTTATTATTTGATTGGTTTAATAGTTACGGACGGTGATATCGAATATGAATTCAGCCCAAAAACAAAATATAGATGCTGCGCTACTATTACAAATATATCAAAAGAATTCTTATTAAAAATAAAAAATAAATTAGGAGGTACAGTTTCAAAAAGACAGGCAGGAAAAGGATTAGCTTATAGGTTAAGATTTTTTAATAAAGAATTTGTTGATTACTTAAGATTTGAAGTAGGATTAAGCCATAATAAAACTTATAGTCTTGATGTATTAGATTGGTTTAACTCTTTGACAAATCAAGAAAAATGGTGGTTTTGGAGAGGTGTGTTAGATGGGGACGGGTCAATTTTCTTTTGTCTGAAAAATAAAAGGCGTTATTTATGTTTTAATTTTAGCTTATCATCAGTTTCCCCCTTTTTCTTAACCTTAATGTCATCTTTTTTCAATTGTGGTAATACCTCAAAAGAGGAGTTTAGAGTAGGTAGTAATTTAAAAGTACTTTCCATATTATCTTCTATTTATGGTAATATGGGTGATAATTCCTTATTCTTGAATTACAAATATGAAATTTTTAAGAAAATGAAAATTATTAAAAAATATAAAATGGATAATAAAATTAGAAGTTATAGATATACTAAATACGCACATTTTTTCACACAGAGTCCTGAAGGCTATGGTAGGAAGAACTACAGTGATTCAGCCCGGGCAACATATAATCTGGAAAAAGAAGAAGACTGTTTTTGTAGTGATATATCCATGAAAACTATGAGGTGACGGGCTGTTGGAAATACGAGGTCAACGGTACTTTGGTAATCCAGCCTGGACAAATGGAAGAGAGAACAACAATAGTTTATATTGACATAGAAGAAGATAAGATTGATGCCAAATTAGTCGATTAAAAAAGGAGAACAGGATGAAGGATGAAAAGAAATCAGATAATTCTACTGATTATTTCACAAAGTTAATGATAGGGACCAGTGAAGATAAACAAAGCCTTGAATTACAACAGGATTTTTCCCAAGTTTTAACCCTTATGCTGTTTAAATTAATTGAAAAAGTTGTGAATAAAATGGATGAAGACGGGAAACACTCTGATCTGAAAAAATATGTAGAAGAGTTTCCTGATATAGTTACCGAAGCATGGTTAGTTAGAATAAATGAGTTTGCTAAAAAAGAACTCGATGAATTTAAGGGGTATTCAAGCAGCAGTCTGGGCGGTATGTTCAGCGGGATGTTTGATGTTGAAAAGCGCGTAAAAGAATATAAAGAGAAAGCTGAAAAACTTGCAGAGAGATTCAAAACGTCAATGAAAGCTGGGAGATAAGTATCTTATTAAAAAAATAAATTATTTTTATGTTGACATCTCTTAAAAAATTTGGTACATTATAAGTGCATAAGAATAATTTAGTGTATTTAAAAAGGAAAATTTGTGATGACTCAGTTAAAGACCCTAACAAACACAGAACAACTAAGGCGACTGCCAGCGGCAGATTGTTTTAAATTGTGTTTATCCTTTAGTATGCTCTATTCAATTAGAAAGCATTCGGGGGTGGGGTTTATGATTAACTGAGACTAAAAAATCATTAGTCAAGGCGAGTCAGAAGCCCCACCTCGAAAGAAGTGGGGCTTTTTTTATTGTATGGCTGTGTAACTCAGCGTGGTAGAGTGCCTGTTTGAAGGGCAGGTGGTCGTCCGTTCAACTCGGACCGCAGCCGCCATTTAACGCGATCATGGTGAAATTGGTAGACACGCTAGTTTCAGAGGCTAGTTCGGGGATTCCCGAGTGCCAGTTCAAATCTGACTGATCGCAAATTACAGCACCGTAGCTCAGTCCGGTGAGAGCGCCTCTCTGATAAGGAGGATGTCGATGGTTCAAATCCATTCGGTGCTACCAGTAAATAATGGTTTTTTACATAGAGGTAATAATGTTCTGGGTAGTACAAAACAACCTTTTCAAGGAAGAGGGATTTAAAACACTGATACAGACGATTGAAAGAATGAAACTCCCTTATAAAATCGTAAAGGCTGTTCCTTTTGTCGGTGACATAACCCCTGATATAAACCCGGAGAATCCGGTAATAGCAATCGGGGCTTATTCACTGTGGAAAGTAGCGAAAAGGAAAGGATGGAAACCCGGAGTATTCGTAAATGAAAACTTTACTTTTCCAAAGTTTGTAAAGAATTACGGCGACAATCTTTTAAACAAAGAAGCTCATTTAAGCACAATAGAGGGGTTTGAGCCCAAATATGACGAATTCTTTGTAAAGCCTTGTAAAGATAGTAAAGTATTCGCAGGACAAAAAATGACCTGGGAGAAATTTAAAGAATGGAGAGATAAAATTTTAGATCTCGGATGGGAAGGTACAGTAACAGGAAACACTTGTGTAGTACAGGCACCTGTAAAAGAGATTTACCGTGAGTATCGGTTCTTTGTAGTAAACGGGAAAGTGATTACGGGATCTCAGTATAGGGTAGGGACCAGGGTGTTTTCAACGGAGTGTAATGAAAAGGATGTAATAAGATATGCGCAGAAGATGGTTAACTTGTGGTCTCCGGCTGCAGGGTTTGTAATGGATGTAGCAATTACACCGGACGGATTTAAGGTCATAGAAGTAAACTGTCTGAATGCCTCTGGGTTTTACGCCTGTGACATGAGTAAAGTAGTATTTGCATTGGAGGAACTATATAATTGATAGACACGCCTATCTTACGGTATTTATATTAGTTATAAATACCGTAAGGAGGTTAAATGAAAGAGATTTGGAGGTCAAACTGGTTTATTCTTAAAGGGTATTATGCAGCAACTGTGAAATACGATGATGGGTCAAGAGCTACTGTTTACCAACATCGAGAGATCATGGAAAAAAAGCTTGGAAGAAAACTATTACCGAATGAACATATTCATCATAAGAATGAGAATAGAAGAGATAATAGGCCAGAAAATTTTGAAATTGTTACTTTTTCTCAGCATTGTGAAAGGCACAGAAAAATAGAATGGGTTCTATTAATATGCGCTAAATGTAAAAAAGAATTCCTTAAGATGGCAAAGGATGAAAGAAGAAGAATTAAAAGAGGTATGAGTGGCCCTTTCTGTGGGGCATCGTGTAAAGGAAAATGGTGTAGAAAAGAACAGATAAAGAGAAAGATAAATGTAGGCAGACGTGCTGGAATGGCAGACAGGCTTGGCTAAGGACCAAGTGTCCGTATGGGCGTGAGGGTTCAAATCCCTCCGTCTGCACCATGCCCGTATAACTCAGTCCGGCAGAGTAACGCCCTTTTAAGGCGTGAGTCCAAGGTTCAAATCCTTGTGCGGGTATATTAAGGATTTACAAAATGGAGTGTAACTGTAATTATATGACCACTGGAGAACATGCTCTGACCTGTCCTTCGTATGAAAGAGACAGAGAAGTACCGTGTAGCTGTGATTATATGACCACAGGAGAGCACTCATTAATGTGTACACAGTATGAAAATAAGGAGGTTTGAGATGAGGGCGAACTCATCGTTTACTAAACGGAACGATTCACAGTCTTTTAGGGCTCGTGGCCAAGTTGGTTAAGGCTTCCGACTTTTAATCGGAAAATCGTAAGTTCGACTCTTACCGGGCCCATTTATAACGCCTCCGTAACTCAGTGGTAGAGTTGCTGACTCTTAATCAGCGGGTCGTAGGTTCAATCCCTACCGGGGGTACTAGTTTACATAAAGGAGTTAAAATGACTGGTGAATTTAGACAAGAGAGACCAGTATGGTGTCAACATAAAGATTGTAAGTTTAAAAGAATAAGTCAAGATAAAATCTGTGGAGGAGAATTATCAGAACCACAACCACATGATCCAGGAGGACCTCCGGTGAATACACATAGATTTTGTCTTCGAGATGCATTACCAAAGGGAGAGATCTTTGATTTACAGGTACATAATCAAGATCTTGAAAGTATGAGATGGGTTTTTGATGCATTAGATGGAAAGAAAACGTCTTGGATGAGCCAAGATTATTAAAATACGGAGGGATAGGATAATTGGTAATCCAGCATCCTGCTAAGGTGCCGCCCGAAAGGGTTTCGCGGTTCGAGTCCGCGTCTCTCCGCCATAAAGGCAGGATAAAATGAAACAGAAAAAAGAAATTAAAAAGAAAGATATACAATGGGGAAGAAAGAAAAGATTTATCAAAAGTCACAACCCAAAAGGGGTCCCTGTAATAGGGATTGTGAGAACTGTAACAGGTTAAGATGTTAATATTAGGGCTGGATTGCCAAGTGGTAAGGCACGAGATTGCAAACCTCAAATGCGGGAGTTCGATTCTCCCTCCGGCCTCCAAAATTCTTTGAAATATAATAGTTAAGCCGGACCTACGCGCAGATAATTCTGTGAGGAAGCTCAGGACACCACTGCTGAAGGAAGGAGATTTAGAGGTTATAATGTAACCCTTAATCATTTGCACTTCCGAGGGTGCAACTCCAAGCAGATCTAGCCGGTGAGCGGGGCTGTGATGATCGGGTCGGAGGCACCTCCTTTGGAGGTTGTAGAATATTTTTCTACAAAGATAAATGTAGGTCTATTACAGGCCAGAGTAATAGAACAGAATTTTTCTGAAGGACTTCATGGTATTCAACAGGAAGAATCCTGGCTATAGGCTTAACTATTATAAAGATAGGAGACAGTTTGGAATCAAAATTCTGTACTAAATGTGAATTAAAAAGGCCTATTACAGCATTTGCTTTTAGGGATAAGGCGAAAAAGAAAAGATATGCCCGTTGTAAAAAGTGTAAAAGAAATTACGGTAGATCTCATTATAAAAAGAATAGGGAAATTTATATAAAGAGAGCTACAGAGCATAAGAAGAAAATAAAGGCTATTATTAGAAAGGAAAAAGCTGAAGGTTGTATAATTTGTGACTATAAAAGATGTATGAATTCTATAGATTTACATCATCTTGAAAATAAAGAATTTTGTATTTCAAATGCAATTTCAAATGGGATGGCTATTGATAGATTAAAAGAAGAATTAAAGAAATGTGTTCCAGTTTGTCGGAACTGCCACGGTGAAATAAACGAGGGTTTAATTGATATATACGATTTTTTGTAACGGAGGGTTAGGATAATTGGTAATCCAGCAGTTTTGAAAGCTGCCGTCCGAAAGGATTTGGAGGTTCGACTCCTCCACTCTCCGCCATAAATTAAAGTTCTTTGACATTTTCTATTGTTATGAAGTGTAGCACATCTTTATTTGTGAAAAGATTGTGAAGGTTATGGTGTAGGTCGTCCAGCGGTTAGGGCCCCGGATTGTGGTTCCGGAGACGGGGGTTCAACTCCCCTCCTTCACCCCATATCTTCTTTCAAATAAATAAGTTACAAGGGTAGGCTGGGCATAGGTGAGCCTAAGAGACTGTAAATCTCCCGTCTTCGGACTGTGGCGGTTCAATTCCGTCCCTGCCCACCAATTTAAACCGAGAGGCTTCGGCTACGGAGCAAATTGCCCATTTACGACCGTCCGGGGGCAGAACCCGGTCTCGGTTTATTATTTTTCTTAAGAAATATGGAGATGCATGGGCCACTGGTGGGCTCCGCGGTCTTCAAAACCGTCGTGCCGTACCTGAAAGTGCGGTAGGTGGGTTCGATTCCCACTCGTCTCCGCCAAAATTTCTGGAAGTGGTCCGGTTGGTCGAGGGGAGATCCAGGTCTCGGTTTTTTATTTTTATTATAAAAGGAGGATTAGGATAATTGGTAATCCAGCAGTCTCGAAAGCTGCCGTCAGCAATGACTTGAGTGTTCGAGTCACTCATCCTCCGCCATAAATTACGCTTTTTGACATTCTTGAATATATTATGATATAATATGTGTATGTATAAATGTAAATACTGTACAAGAAAATCTGACAATGTTAAGGTAATAGCCTCTCATTTACAATGGTGCAAAAAGAGTCCTAAAAAAAGAAAAGATGTACCTTTTAAATATATAAATGTTAAAGGAAGAAAGGGCACTAATCCAGGATTATCTCCAAAAGATTGGATGACAGAAGAAGGTTATAAAAATTTTATAAAAAACTTAAAGAAAAATTGTAAAGGAAGAGCTTTAACAAAGGAAAAAGAAAAAGAGAGAAAATTAAAACTATCAAAAATTGCTAAGTTAAATAAATACGGTAATTACGGTGGTTATAAAAGAGGTGCAGGTAGAGGGAAAAAAGGGTGGTATAAAGGTATATGGTGTGATAGTAGTTGGGAATTAGCTTGGATAATTTATGCCAAGGATTTTAATATAAAATTTAAAAGAAATAATAAAAGATTTGATTATTATTTTAAAAATAAACTTAGAAAATGGATACCTGATTATACCCTATCTAATGGAATTTTTCTTGAGATAAAAGGATGGATGACTCCACAAACAAAAGCGAAGATAGACCAATTCCAAGAGAAGTTAATTGTGCTGATGTGGCCAGAGTTTAAAAATATCTATAATTACGTAGTCAGTAAATATGGAAAAGATTTCATAAAAATGTACGAAAAGACTCCTTAATATGTCTTGCTGGAGGATATCCGAATTGGTCAGGGAATCGCTTGGAAAGCGATCGGGTGGAAACGCCTTGCGAGTTCGAGTCTCGTGTCCTCCGCCATTTTTTTCTTTAATAATACCCTGTAAGTTTCGTACCATATATTATAAGGAGGTAATGTATGGGAATTTATGGTTTTAGGCAAGTAAAATGGTACGGCATCCGTCGAAAGGGGTTAATGGGAAACGGGCAGCACGGTAAAAATATTCATGGAGTATTATCTGGAAGTGATGACAGCATACCTACAAAGGGACATTTCTATGCAGAAGGTTTAAAACCTGATGAATCTGATGAAATAGTGGAATTAAAACTTGTTGTAAAAAAAGTAATCTTAGAGAGTATTGCTGAATTACCGAAATACGTCTGTCTTGGAGAAGGAGGTACTACTTTAAGATTAAGTGATTACAACGAATATACGGGTTATACCTATTGGAAAGACGCCGGTAGGTGGGGAGTAGGCTGTAAAAGAAAAGACGGCAAATTAATCACAGTATCAGATAGGGAAGGTCTCAGTAATAAAGAATTAGTCCCTACTACTAAAAAGTCCTATATGAAAGATAATGAAGGATATACATAAAATCATTGTGGCAATGTGGCGCAGCCCGGCAGCGCAGCTGAATCATAATCAGTTGGTCGTGAGTTCAAATCTCACCATTGCCACCAATTTTAACCTCTATATGGGAGATAAATGGGAAGAATTATTTTAAAAGTTCTCAGCATTTTACCTGCAGTTTTTATACTGTTCTTATTTGTAACGGCTTTTTTTATATTGCCGTCAAATCATCCTTATCAAAGCGCAGAAATAATTCTATCTTTAAATAAAACAATATTTCCTGAAATATTAGGAATTTCATCAGGACTTTTATTATACAAAGGTATATGTACATAATTGCCAGTTTAACCTTAACAAAGGAGGTCTCTAAAGGAGTTATAGTATGAGCAGATCGTACAGAAAGCCCTGGATAACCGATGGTTATAAAGGATCCAAGACAAAACAGTATCGTAAGAATCAGGCTAACAGGAGGACCGGAGAACAAAGGATGTTCCCGATGGGAAAGCTTATAGAAGATTTTATGACCCGTGGGATATCTGTGATTATAAATGGCAAGTTAATGTAAAATACAAAGACGATGACTTTTACGAGGAAGAGTTCTGGAAGGTAATTAGTAAATGAGTAAAGAAAAAGTAATGCCTAAAAAAAGAAGTCCATTCACTATGGAAGGTTATAATGACAGAGCAAAACCCTGTCCGAAAAAGAAGTGTAAAGGAATGGTGCAGCCAACGTGGAACGCCAATGTAGGCAAGTGTGATGCCTGTGGAGAAAGATTCGGATGGTCAGATTTTTCAAGAGAAGAGGATTAAAATAAACCGGTACAAAATTCTTATCTCTAAAGACAAGCAGTTTAAATGTCTTCTCTGTTATGATGAAGGATGCCAGTGGTGTGGTATCAGGACAATGCCTCCTCTTTCAGAATATGATGAAGAACCTATTGAAATACCTGTTATTGAAAGATCTGAATCAGAATGGAAAACAGCAGAAATAAAATCGACAGCTTTCGCGGTGAATATCGATTTCTCTCAAATTTCTGGTTTGCGAAAACCGTCTACAAAGGAATTGGATTCCCTACGGCAGAACATGCGTACCAGGCAGCAAAGAGCAATGATGAGCGCATTTGGCGTTACTTCGCAAAGTTAGAAAAGCCGGGTGAAGCGAAAAGATGCGGCAATATGATAGACTGTCGTTATGATTGGGATGAAGTAA